TTTTCATTGTGATACATGTGGAATATGTATTCCTAATGCTGCCCTCGCTACACATAAATGTTTAAATAATGTTGCGGATGATGGTTGCCCAGTTTGTTTAAAGAATCTTAAAATTTCAACAAATTACATAATATAGTTACCCAACTGTCCTCATTTTATGCATTCAGAATGCCTTCAAAATTTAGTTAAATTTAATCGCCAGAAAATTGAAAAACATCCGTTTGACATCCCAAAAATCTGTGCTACTGTCCAAACATGAACGTAAATTACATCAAAAATATCGACGCAATGGCTGGATTGAAGGAATTACCTGACAAATCGATTCATTGTTGTCTCACATCACCTCCTTACTACAACCTTCGTCAATACACAGATGATGAAAATGAATTTGGATTGGCAGAGACACCTGAAGAGTTTGTCAATGGATTGTGTGATTACTACGATGAAGTCTATCGTGTTCTGCGAGATGATGGTGTTGTTTTTGTGAACTTAGGTGATACCTATCTTGGAAGTGGTAAAGGTGTTTGGAAAAACAAAGAAGAACCTCAAAAAGAGTCATTCAAATTTCGAGAAAAACCCAAAGAGAAATTGGGTGGTTGGAGAAAACCCAAACAATTGGCATTAATTCCTTTTCGTTTTGCCATCGAGATGCAGAATAGAGGATGGATTTTGAGAAATAATATCGTATGGCATAAAGGAAATGCCCTTCCACAGAGCGTCACAGATCGTTTTGTGGTTGATTTTGAATCGGTATTCATGTTCGTGAAAAGCAAATCATATTATTTCAAACAACAAATTGAACCATTTGCCAATTCTTCTAATCCAATGGAAGTCTACACAGGAGAGGCTACAAAGGATTATGAGACTCAGAAGGCTCAGAACCCAAGTGATACGAAGAGAAGGATTCTGGATGCAATGCGTAAGCGAGGAGGACGTTCCATGAGAGCAGTCTGGAAAATTAATACCAAACCCAACAAGTCAGTCCACACAGCCACATTCCCCGAAGAATTGGTGGAACGTATGTTGAAGAGTGGATGCCCTGAAGGTGGTGTCGTATTGGACTTCTTTATGGGTTCAGGGACAACAGGAGCAGTTGCCAAACAATTAGGCATGAACTATATCGGATTTGATTTAAATTCCGAATATTGTGAAGTGGCGAGAAAGAGAATTAATTCTTTTTAATTTTCTTTCTGCGTTTTTTATTTTTTAATTTACCTCTCCTCGTGGTGATACCCATCCCATAAGGATTCCTAGCATCTCCTGAAGCAAACCAATCGGTGTTTTCAATACCAGCATGACCAGCGACATCGCCTCCATATACGTCTCCAGCAGTCATATCCTCGTTCAACATTTGTTGATAAAGATTTGCGATGTTATTTTGATCATTGACAAAGGGTTTGCTCATGTTATTATTTAGTCAATGGAGGAAGTAACAGTAAATGAAGAGCTTTTGGGACAAGTCATTAATAATTTGGTGAAGTCTTTTGATGACGAATTATTTAATCTAAAAGAGAATGAACTGGAGTCACACTGGTTTTGGAATTGGAATGATGAACATTCAGTGAATTACAATACATATAAATTTTTTGATTTGCTAGGTTTGTATCAAAGCTCTTGTAGAAAATGGGAAGAAAAACATAATGGTTACATTTGTGTGGTTGAAAGAGTTCGGGATAAGTATCTCATACCGAAAATTGAAGAATTTTTGAAAATTTTGAAAGAGAAACAATGATCAAAGTGGTGAATAAGTCAAAACATAAGCCGACTCCCGATGATGTCTATATCGGGCGTGGCTCTGTTTTAGGTAATCCTTATCATTCCAAAGAATCCGATCATCCTCAAGCTCTGTATAAAGTGGAAACCACTGAAGAAGCTATTGAAGGATATGGAAAACACTTTGAGTATTCCTATTCCAATGATGCAGCTTTTCATAAATATGTTCGTGAATTAATTGAACGAGAGTTAGATGATAAGGATACAAATCTTGTTTGCTACTGCGCTCCCGATAAATGTCATGGTGACTTTATCAAAAAATCTGTAGAAGATGCAGCGAATCAAATCCGATGGTCTTCTTTTATGTAAAAATTATGAGTTACGAACTAATTAAAAAATATCAATCACAATATGAAGAATTTGCTAAGATCACAGACTTCAATCTTGAAGATGTGACTCGAAGAGTTCCCGCAGAGAAACACTTTTGGGTGTGTCGTCTCATTGATGCAAAAATCGAGAAAGACAAACTCTACAGATCGAAAGCATCTACCAAACACACTCTCCAGAAGAAAATCATGGAAGAGTCTCCAGTGGCTCTAAATAAGCAGGTCTTGGACGATTTAGATAAGACACCTTCATTGGAAAACATCAATCAAAAAATTAAAGAACAGGAATATTTGATTGAATATTTGGAAAAATTGGTAAGTCAGATTACCTTCATTGGTAATGATATTAAAAATATTTTGGAATTGCGGAAACTACAGGAATTATGAGTGAATATAAATTAAACCCAGAAGAATCTTTTTACGAAAATATCATTCGCGTTTTTAGAATGAAAATGGAACACCAAAAAATCAAATTCGATTATATTAATCCCAATATGATGGCAGAAGTTCTTGAAAAATTGGAGGCTTATGGTAGATTTGAGGCTGATGAAGAAATTTGGAAATGGATACAAGATATGTATGGAGCATGATAACATTTGATTACAAAACAACCAAACGACAGGGGCAATTGATTACGGATTCCGAAACACTCGGTATGATCCGTAATCATTTTTCTGTTAAGAATGATGGTGCTTCTTTTGCCAAGAAGAAAGGGCATCGTTTTGTGAAAGACCGTAAGTATGCGATTACTCCCACTGGTTTGTTTGACTTTGGATTTTATGGGGAGATTCTGAAATATCTAAGAGACAACCAAATTACTGATATCACATTCACTGATGAATTTCGTGATAGGTTGAAATGTGGTATTGGAAAATTTGAGTTCAAAGATGAACTTAAATACGATGCTCGTTATTATCAGAAAGATTCTATCATAGCTGGTTTGGAGAAAGGTTATGGTGTTTTTCTATTAGCAACAGGTGCAGGTAAATCTTTAGCTCAAGCATTACTGATAGAAAATTATATGGAAAACGTATCAAATGATACATTCAAATGTCTTATCGTAGTTCCAGGTCTTTCTCTTGTAAATCAGTTACAAAAAGATTTCGAGGACTACCAAGTTACATTTTCATATTCAGGTTGGACTGGTGAAAGTCCCTTACAAGATACTCAAGTTGTTATATGCAATACTCAGAATTTAGGTTCTAAATTTACTGATAATTCTTGGATACTTGATGTGAACTTATTGATAGTCGATGAGTGTCATGGTGTCAATAGTGATGCCAATTTGTCAAAAATTATTAATAAAATCAAAACACCAAATAAGTTCGGTTTCACAGGAACATTATCTGATAAACCATTGAATCAATGGAAAACGCTCGGTGTGTTCGGACCAGTGATTTATGAGAAGAAATCTAAAGAATTGAGAGATGAGAAATATCTATCAAATGTTAATATAAATGTTTTAAAATTGAAACATTCAAAAACATATAAATTAAATTATAAACAAGAATTAGAATACTTATATAAAAATGAAAAACGGAATGATTTTATTTGTAAATTGGCTGGTAAACTTAATGGCAACGTTCTCATTATGGTTAATCACTTGGAACATGGCGATTCTTTATTATCTGTTTTGTCTAATAAATTGGATAGACATATATATTTTGTCAAAGGTGAAGTCGATGTTCAAGAAAGACAAAAAATAATTGACATGATGGAAAAGAATGATAATATCATCTGTATTGCGATGTCATCTATCTTTTCCACAGGTATCAACATTAAAAATCTTCCAAATATTATGTTTGTTGGATTGGGTAAGAGCTTTATTCGTGTTGTTCAGTCAATTGGTAGAGGACTTCGTTTACATGAAAGTAAAGACAAATTAAGAATATTTGACATTGTGGATAATACCAAATATTCATCTTCCCATGCTGAATACAGACAAGAAATTTATGATAAAGAAGATATCCAATGGACGGAAAGAACAATTGAAATATGAGTAATAAAAATGAGTATTATGTGAACTCCAAAGAGTTCCGACAGCTATTGATGAATTATTATCAGTCTGATAATATGACTAATGATTTGGCATCAAACATTGTTAAAATAGCGGAGGGATTATCATATAATCATCGCTTTATTCGATATTCTCGAAGCTGGAAAGAAGAAATGGTGGGAGATGCGATTGTAAAAATGTATCATGCTTTGGAGAAAAAATTATATAACATTGAATCAGAATTTAACCCATTTTCTTATTTCAATCGTATTGCATGGAACGCATTTACCAATCGTATTAATAAAGAAAAGGGACAGCATGAAGGTTTGAATGAATATAAAGAAATGGTTTATATGGAATCAATGTCTGGTCCAGATGCGATGGGGCATGTATATGTAAAACCAGTTATGGAAGGAGATGAATATGACGATAATGAATAAATTACTTAAATTAATTGGGTTCGAGCGGAAAGGCTATCAATCAGAAACCTACCATTTCAAATGGGGGGAAGTCTCATGGCATCCTAAAAAATGGGATCTTGGTCTGAAAGTGTGTAATTGGGGGTGTGAATCTCGAAATTTATTAATCATTAAACCTCTTTTTTGTTCGATATACATAAATTTATCAAAAGAATATGATAGGGATGATGAAGGATTTGATTATGGATTTTATATTTATGATTGGTATGCTTTAGCATTGAGTTGGGGTAGTAAAACAATACATTGGGACTTTCCTTATATAGCAAAAGAATGGGATAGGACAGAGATTTTTGATGTTGAGGGTAATTTAAAATTTGTTGATAAAGCGGGTATTAATACAGGAGATGAGCGGTACGATATAGTCGATAAAATCCAAGTTTCATATCCTTATAAATATTATTTAAAAAATGGAGATATTCAAGAAAGAGAGGCTAAAGTCCATGTCACCAATATGGTTTGGACTCGTAAATGGTTTCCTTTTTTGAAGATAAATCGACGATATATTGATGTTAATTTTTCAGAAGAAGTTGGAGAAGGTGTTGACTCTTGGAAAGGTGGTTGTACAAGTTGTGGATATGAAATGAAGCAAGGAGAAACACCTGAGCAATGTTTGAGAAGAATGGAAAAAGAAAGAAAATTTGATAGATAATATGATAAAAAAACCAAAAGTAGCAATATTTTCAGACCTTCATTTGGGTCTATATGGAAATTCGACAGAGTGGCACGACATCGCTCTCAAGTGGGCAGATTGGATTACTGCTGATTTGAAGAAAAAGAAAATCACTGACATTTTTTTCCTTGGTGACTTTTTCCATAATCGTTCAGAAATCTCTGTGCAGACTATTCACGTTGCCTCTGAATTGATTGCGAAGTTCAAGGGCTTCAACATGTTCATGGTAATTGGAAATCATGATGCTTTCTATAAAAATCGTAGTGATGTCCATAGCTTGGGATTCCTCAAGGGTCACGATAACATTACGATTATCGATCAGAACTTGGAATTTGAGGCATTTGGTAAAAAAATATTATTTGTTCCTTGGAATCACGAATTACCAGACGGTAAATTTGACCATATTTTCGGACACTTTGAAATTCAGACATTTCAAATGAACAATTATAAGGTTTGTGATCACGGATTCCAAGTCATGGATTTCTTAGCATCCCGAACCACCAATGTTTGGTCTGGTCACTTCCATACTAAGAGTATTAAGAAATACAACGAAGGAACGATTCGATACATTGGTAATACTTTCCATCATGATTTCAACGATTGTGGAGATGACAAGGGTTATCACATTCTGAATCTAGAAGATGATTCTGTCGAATTTGTAAAGAATACGGCATCTCCTGAATTTATTAAAATTCCTCTGACTAAGATCAAAAATTACAAAGCGGAGGATATCGAAGGAAACATCATCAAGTTCATAGTTGACAAAGACATTGAAGATGATAAGGTTGAGAAGTTCAAAGTCTATCTGTCTAACTTCGCTCCTTTCCGTCTCACCACGGAATACAACGTGGCAACGAAGACAATTGGTGATGTTGAACAAGTGGATTCTGTTGATATCGTGGGAATGTTTGATGAGTTCTATGAACAACTCAAGCTGGATGATGAGCAATTGATGAGAGTGAAGAAAATTAACGATGAGTTATACGAAAAGTGTAAATGAAAAAAATCTTATATAAAAATTTAAAGGGGCAGAACTTCCTGAGTATCGGAAATGACCAGATTGTGATTGATTTCCAATCTGGTTTTAACCTGATTACTGGAAAGAATTTGGATAATCCTGATCGTGTGAACGGAATCGGGAAAAGTTGTATTGCAGAACTTTTCTACTATGCATTGTTTGGTAAAACCATCCGTGACATCAAGAAAGAATTCATCATCAACAATATCACCAAAGGAAAGGGTGCTATTGAGCTTACGTTCGACGTAGAGACTGACAATGACACGCAGACATACACAATCAAGCGACAACTTAAACCAAGCTCTGTGACGCTCCTGAGAGGCGAAGAAGACATCACCAAGGACTCCATTTCCAATACAGATAAATTCATCTGTGATTTGATCGGTTCCAATCCTGTGATTTGTCGTAGTTGTGATATTCTATCTCTTTCGGATAACATCCCATTCATGGCAAAGAAGCCTGAAGAGAAGCGCAAATTCATCAATGATATTTTCTCTCTGGAAGTCTTTGGTAAGATGAGCAACGAATTGAAGAATCTGATTCGTGAGAACAAATCAGATATGAATATTTCCTCTGCTAAATTGGAAGAAATTGACAACACTTTGGAAACTCTGAATAGACAACAAGAAGATTACCAAAAGAAAGTCGAAGAAATGGAGGGTCGTCTTGAGGCGAGACGCATTGAAATTCAAGGGAAAATCTTTGATATTGAAAAAGAGATTGATAAAACATCCGTTATGGATGTTTCTACGATACAACAAGAGCAAGAAAAGTATCATGAAGCATGGAGAAAGCTGGATGGAAAGATCGGTCATGTGAATGATGCGATTTCATCCAAGGAGACTTTGAGAAAGCTGAAGGTGAAAGAAATTGATAAATTTTCCTCTGTTGAAGATGGTATTCAGTGTGATAAATGCCTCCAAGATATTCCCCATACCCATGTGGAGCATCTGGAGAAGATGAAGGAACAGTATCAATCTGAACTGAATAATATTGTAGAAGAAATTAATGGATTGAAAGAACAAAAATCTCAATTTCATTCTAAAAAAGAAAAAGTCCAAGCCAAAGTAGCTGAGTTTCAGGATCAAATCAATGAAGCAAAAGTCACCAAACAAAAATTGGAAGGTCTGGAAAACAGTCTCAAGCAATACAAAGAGTCTCTGGACAATTTGAAGCTGGAAGAATTACCTAAACCAAATTTCGAGGTAAGTATTCAAAATACTTGGGCGAGACAAAACGCTGAAAACGACAATTTCCGAATGTTCAAACAGAAATCAGATGATTATGAAATCTGTAAATTCGTGCTAGGAGAAGAAGGTGTTCGTAGCTTTGTGGTGAAGAGACTTCTTTCCATGATGAACGCAAGCATTCAGCAATATATCAACGATCTTGGTATGTCCATTCGTTGCAAATTCGATGAATACTTTGATGAGCAGCTTTCCAATGATAAAGGTAAGGAGATTTCTTACTGGAACTTGAGTGGTGGCGAACGTAGAACGGTTGACCTCGCGTGTGCGTGGGCATTCAAGGATTTGAAGAGAAAGATTTCAGGCGTGTCATCTAATGTGGAATGGATTGATGAAGTTTTCGATTCCGCTTTTGATGAGAGAGGGTTTGACCTTCTTGTGGAACTCATGAAACAGAGAATTGATAAAAATTCTTTATCTGTCTATGCTATCTCTCATAGAAAGGAAATGGAGAAGCATGTTACTGGTGAAATAGTCTTCCTTGAAAAGGAAAATGGGGTCACTAGAAGACTAAATATATAAATGAAAAGTGGGAATTATTTCTTAGACATTGCAAATATTTATTCGAGGATTATAAAAGAATCCCCTGATAATATTACAGTTATTGACAATGAGGGTAAACGTAAATATTTTTCGTATGATGACACTCCAAATGCTTACACTGGTCTTATCGGTAGCGATGGTAAATATGCCATATCAAAAGATATTATAGGACATCACAATTTGATTGATGCGATTTTAAATAGCGGTGAAGATATTATTCAAAAATTAATAACCAATGCTGATGATATCGGAGATCTGAAAAGTTTAGTCAGAGACAGAATAAAAATAAGAATCTGGAAAAATCAAAAAGTTTATAGTATGTGGGATAAATACGATCCTTCATATGAAGATGCTATTAAAGATTCTCTGGAAGCAATAGGCGAAAATTATCAAGATTATAAATATGATAATGACTATAAAGATTATGGAAATCTTCCTGATGCTGATACTTTCTTCGTAAAAAGCTTGTCAGATGCTGAAAAAGAAGAGAAAATGAAGGCTGAAATGGAAAAACGTCAAGCTGAAAGAGCTTTAGCAGACAGAATGGCTGGTATAAAAAGAAAAGCTTCGAGTGATTATGACGCTCCTTATAAAAAACCTTCTTGGATGAATAGAGAAGGGGATTGACATTTCAAATTAATACATAATTAATATTATGTTTAATAGTCAACCATTTGCTTCTCCTTTCCCAACAAGTCCATTTCAAGGGCAAAATAAACATCAAGAGGAACCCAAAAAAGGTAATGTTTATTTAAATTTCGTGGCAGATCGTCAAGGATGTGGTCAATGGCGAGTAGGTTGGCCCGAACATCACATCAATATGAATAATCTTGGTGAGTCTACATCGCTCACTAAGATGATTTTTGATAAAAATTGGTTTCGAGATATTAAAACCGTCAAATTACAAAGACAAGCATCTACCCCTCAAAAACAATATTTTGAATTTCTCAAGAGTATTCAAGCAGAAATGGGATTCAAGATTATCTATGAAGTAGATGATGTTGTATTTCGTGAAGAAATTCCTGATTATAATTCAGGAAAACCATCGTTCGATAATGACGAAATCCGTCAAAATTGTGTTGACATGATGCGAATGGCAGATGAAGTCACAGTCACATGTAAGTTCATGCGTGATTTGTTCATTCAAAAAACGGGTCAAGAAAAAATCTCCGTGATTCCAAATTTCCCACCTGAATGGTGGATTGGGCATTATTACGATTCTTATAAAATTGCTAAAAATTACGATAAAAATCGTAAAAGACCGAGAATTTTATATTCTGGCTCAGGAGCGCACTTTGATGTGAAAAAAGGAGGGCAAGACGATTTTTCCCATGTGTTGAAATTTATTATCGATAATAGGTATAAATATCAATTCATTTTCATTGGTGCATTTCCTCCACAATTGCATCCATACATTCAAAATGGAGAAATTGAATTTCATCATTGGCAGACATTGACAAATTATCCGAAATTTATTTCCGAACTAAATGTGCAATTAACTCTCGCACCTTTGATGGATAATAATTTCAATAAATCGAAGTCAGATATCAAATATATTGAGGGTGCTGTGTTAGGTATCCCTTGTATGTGTCAGGATTTGGTGACTTATTCCGATGTTCCTGATTTTCTGAAATTTAATAATTCAGAGGATTTAGCTGTAAAAGTAGAACAATTGTTGAATTACAAAAATCGTGATAGGTATCACAATTTATCTAAAGAATTGAGAAAACTTGGTGAAACAAGATTCCTCGAAAGACCTGAAAACATTGGTGCTTTTCTTGAATCGATGAACACGCCTTGGGGTGATCAGTCTCGTAGATTTATGAAATACTGGAACGATTAATTTCTAGTAAATTCAGAATATTGAGCAAGAGTCGGTCGAAGACGCTCAAACATTCCTTTTAAATTGTCATACGGTGTCTTATTCGAAGGATTTTTGAAAAACTCTTCTTTATTGTTTTGATAATAAGCTATTGTTCCTTTTAGATATTTTTCGATATATGAAGAAACTTCATTCACTTCAGCCTTCATCTTTTCGGTAAAAGCGTCATAATCATCATATGATGATTGAAAATCAAGATTTTCGTAAATCATACCTAAGTCTTTAAAATAATCATTCATATCATTATTTAATAAAATGATATGAATTGTAATTTATCGACTGACCTCTTCCCAGTCTACGGAGCCATGAACAAGTTCAGTATTTGTACTCGCAGTAATAGCTAGAGTTAATTCGTAAGGTGTATTTGTAAAGCTATTTCTCTCAAGTTGGAATCTAAATAGAGCCTCTTTAAGAATGTCTATCGATGTTGATCCTTGAGCGTTAGATGTAAAATAGCCTGAAGCTAATATTCTACCTCCTGATACACTAGTTCCGTCTAACTTGTATTCTACTGAGGAATTAACTCCTGCATCAGTCCATGTACCGCCAGAAGTTGTACCTGAAGCAATTACTCGCCAATTATATATACCCGTATCGATCCCCATTACAGACAACGCAGTTAGAATCACAATACTATCTAGCCTAGTTGGTTTTAAACGTAAAGAAACGACTGGGTAAAAGGTTCCTGCTGTCGCGAGAGCTTTTGGCGCAGTTATTTCCGTGCCGATTGCTTGCTGTAAACCTCTTAATTCATAACCACCTTCGGAAATAACCGTACTACAAACTTGCTTTAATTTACTTGGACTTGAAGTTGCAGCTTTATTTTCAATTTCATATCTAAGCGGTAATGATCCTGTTGTAATATATGTCGAATCAATTAGATTGGCATGGTGAAAGTAATGACAAGGAACGAATTGACCATTGATAACAAATCCTGTTCTCACGGTACCTAATCCGAGCCATTCGATATCTGCCCATAAAATTTGAGCCTTTGTAATATCGAGAGTAATACCAGATTTTCCTGATCCGTCTAAGCGATCTACATTCCATTGTGATTGAGGAATACGAGTAGATGAAAGTGAGCCAGATGTAATACTGCGCTCAACCATATATAAAGTAGTGTCATCCAATTCCAAGTAGATCCCATTATCAGCACCAAAATAACCAACACGTTGTCTCAGATTTGTTTTAGATGGGTTAAAGGTAAATGTATTTAAAATTTGTAAGCTCTTACCAGGTTGATATGCAAACACTTTCGTGGTTTCGCGATACACTTTAGAACCGCTTAAAGAATCAACTTTTAACTCCACAAGACCTTGAGTTTGAATGAATTCCGCAGAAGCAGAGGTTGTCGTGGTTCCACCTGTAAGTGTCGCCCAAAGGCTGTTATCTGTATATCTATGAGACGAGTCGAAAAGAGTTAATGGACTTGATGTTCTCGTTCTACCGAAAGCATCGCTAGCCATGTTGAAATTACCACTAAAGTTGCTTGTCGTATCATCGATATTCTTCACCAAAACAGCATATTTTGGATATTCGACTATTTGAGGGGAACCGAAAGATGGATCTGTCATTGCCGATGTTGCTGGAAATCTAACATCATTTATGATCTCAACAAATTTTCCGCTTTCGGTATTTGCAGCGTTTGTCCATACTTTAGTATTAATTGGCATATTTATATTTAATCATTTGATGGGGTTAATATCGTATTGACTTTTGCATTTCATGGTTTATCATTTTTTTATGTATAGGAATTGTATTTACAACAACCGTGAACGCAAGGTTTTCTTGTGGACATGGAATGAAAATGGGGAGCGTGTGAAAGAAGAACACGACTTCAAGCCATATATTCTACTGGAGGATAAAGCGGGTAAAGAGAAATCTATCTATGGAACTCCTCTTAAAAAGAAAGAATTCGCTTCTTCGTATGACAGAAATAATTTCGTAAAAGATAGTAATATCAAGCGAATCTATGAAAATCTCCCCCCATACCAACAATTCTTGATTGATAATTATTGGTCAGTTTGTGAGGATGACAATTTCTCTAAAT